CTGTTCCCAGAGCCGGAGAACTTAGCATTCAGCTTTCTTTCGACCTCACGTCTTTCTTCTTCTGTCGGTATTCCATTATTGAAAGAAACCATACAAGAAGGCATAAAGTTGTTGTCTATATTAGCCAAATGAAGTTCAGCAATAGACATATCAAGTTGTATATAATCAGTTCCCCCAACATAGTCTGGTATTCCATAATAGAATGATTGTGGGTTGTATTCTTTTATCTGCAACAATTGACTTGTTTCTGTTCTGTCTGTGTCATTAAATGCTTTTATAATATGTGGTTTGTATTTTCTTAGATTTGACCAATCATAGCAATAATAAAATTCATTGACATTGCCATAGCTGTCAGCTTTTCCACTTCGTATGTATTGTGCAGGGATATGTTTTATTTCTGCGATTGCAGTCTTTGTCTTGTTCCAGATGACATTCACATAACAAGTTCCAAATAATTTCAAATCAAAGCATAGATTTTTTATTGTGTTTCTGCTTCCATTTTTTAACAGTTTAGAAAATTGAAGATATTGTTCTTTTTGGTTGCCCTCAAGTTCATCTTTGTCAACAACATCAAGTCCTTGACAAGTGTCTTGTTGGTCACCTGCAATCATAGATGAAACACCTTTGACAATAGCACTATTGATACCAGAACCGGTAAAAAGTTCAATTAAGTATTGAGGATATAAATTGTCAAGACCAAATTCAACCCAATCTTTTCTGTCATCTTCTTTTATATGTGGTATGTTGTAATGCGACAAGTCCAC